TCTGGCATGGACTACGTCTTCTTCACAAGCTCTAACCGACGGCACAAGTCGTGTTAATCCCTCCTTCATTCTTTCCTTTAGGGCGTGGCTTCCAGCCGTCGCTGCTATGCGGCCTTTGATTCCTGATCTCAAAACTCGAAGAGTTAGGCCCGAAGCATTATACTTCGGGGACGCCCACTAAGGGCCGATCCGGTTCTCGAGCGCCGTGTTCTCGATAAGCCTGTCGCCAGACTCGCGCTATGATAGTGGTTAATCACCGCGCTATCAGGAGGCGTGCGTATGACGCCCAATCCACCTGACTGGGAAAGAATTTAGGGGGCACGATCGTACCTCGCTGGCGAGACATGATCTAATTCCCCACGCGGCGCCGCTACCTATGGCGCCTCTTGACAATACGGTGGCAGATGGCCGACCTGTGACTGGTAATCGAGTCTTAAGCTGTCGAGAACGACAAAAGACACGAGAACCTCAGTCTTCTCCTCGAAAGGAGACAGGAAGTCCTTCTGCCCCACCGGCTTAGGCCTAAGGGCCCTCCCGATATTGGACAGACAGAAAGAAAACTGACTGTCTGTACCAAAAACCCAAGGAGGGATGTTAGGGTAGTCAAAACGACGACCCCGAACAGATGACCGAGCGCTGCAGTAGGACAAGCAAGCTTGTTCCACGTCAGCAGGAAGCCATCCCTTAGACCACTTCTCAGACCCTAGCTCTAATGAACTCTGGAAGAGTTCTTCGTGACTTAAGGCAGACATGTCGTGACGCGTGACAAAGTCAGCGTCGTAACCGACATGGTGCCTCTTAAAAGCACGAGGAAACTCAACCAGGGGGAGTTCAAGGAGTGAGAACATTTTCGACAGTCGCCGACTAAGGAGCCCGCGAAAACCGAGAGAAACCGGTGATACACCAGCGGAACGGAGTTCCCCTAGATGCCACCTAAAAAACTCTCGGCCTGCCGAGAACCTGACACTGGGCTCGTTACAGCCATTAAGGAAGCTTAAAAATGAACTTCCTAATGAACCAGGATGATCCGCAGGACGGAACATACCGAAACGAGGAGACCAGACAGGACTGAGGCGACCATCAACCCATTCTAAAAGAGTAGAATTGATAGTCGCCCAGCTGTTCTCAACCGACGTCTTCGTTCGTTCGACAGTTAAACCAACTTGGTCGATGGCACGAGACCACCGGTCAAAGTGACCAGTTCTTTGAAAAAGAATGTCGTCACCGTTGATTAGGACAGGTACGTCTTTCGCGTTGCAAACGCCTCGGAAGCTCCACTTAAAAGCGAAGTAATTCTGAAGGCAAAGCAACGGGAACGAGAGATAAGAACCCATCATTTGACCACGAACAGGACAAAAAGCGTCACCTTCTTCGCCCGGGACCGACTTTTCGTACAAAGTCGGCCTCAGAGCTCGCTTAGC